TATAAGCCCTATGTTGAATCCAAAAGAAAAAGCAATAGAGTTAGTAAGTAAAATGTGTTTATTAGATTGTAGAGATGAAAACATTATAATTGCTAAACAATCTGCATTTATTTGTGTAGATGAGATATTAGAAAACAATTACGGAGCAAAGTTTCAGATGATATTTTGGCAAGAAGTTAAACAAGAAATAAATAAATTATGAAATCAGAAGCAAGAATACAGCAAGAGATTGTAATGTTTTTCAATAATGAATACCCTAAACTAAGAGGTTGCCTATGTTACAACAATAATAATTCAGTAGGTGGTTTAAGAGGAAAACTTAATAAATTTCTAGGAGTTGTAAAGGGTCGTTCAGATATGGTTTTGTATTATAAAAGCTTTTCGGTTATGATAGAATTAAAAACTGAAAAAGGAAGGCAGTCAGACTCTCAAAGGTCTTGGCAGTATCTTATGACAAATCAAGGGTTTGAGTACTATATTATACGCTCACTTGAAGAATTTAAAGAATTAATCGTAAAAATAGTTATATAAGATGAATAGTTTAGAAAAATGGCAAGAATTACAAAAGAGTTACACTTGTGATACAACTTTAAAAAATGAAGAAGTACCCGAGCATTACTCAAATGATAAAGGTAGTCTCTATAAGATAGGTTTAGAAAGAGGTTGGAACCCTTATCAGTTCGATGCGATTAAACGTATTGATAGAGCATATAAAAAAGGGCAATTCAACGAAGATATAGAAAAAACCCAATTGGTTTTAAAATTAATGCTAAATAATCAATAATGAAATTAATATTAATAGTTGTCTTTTTCATATTTTCATTAAAAATATTTAGTAAAAAAAACGAACCTTTTGATTAAAAAGAAATAAATTATGGTATTATCAAAAAAAGCAGTACAATTTGTAAGCGGAGGAATTATATCTTCTTATATTACAACTCATTACTTAGAAGAGTCGAAGCATTTAGGTGTATTTAAGCAATCAGCTAAAATGAACGTAAATAGAACTTTAAAGGACTTGATAAAGATAGAAGAAGACTATTTTAACGAAACAGAGAACGTAGATGATAAAGATTTGTCGGATAAGTTGGTTTCAAATAAATTAACGTTTATAGACGAGTTTTTAAAGTTTGATTTCGCAGATTTCACAAAACTACAAGAGGTTTTTGTAGCATTTACAAAGGATAGAAAGAGATTAGTTAGTATAAGTGATAGAATTTTAATCGAAGACAAGGCAAAAAAGTAATGAATATCAGCGAAGCCTGTAGTATATGTTTTAAAAAAGAGATAAAAGTCTACCCCGTAAAAGTCGGGGGGACTTGGCGTATTGAGGTAAAAACAGGTAATAACAAACCTATGAGGTATGAAAAGGCTTTAAAACAAGGAATAGATACAAATAATGCTATTTCAAAAACGTATATTTTTCTAGCAAAAAAGATTATAAATAAATAAAACAATATTATGTAGTTATTTTTTAGTATTTTTGGGGAAATATGTAATTTTATGCCATTGAATATATTTCAAAGACTCAAAAAGCTAACTTGGAACAGAGATTCGTCTGGTAACAACTGGTACGTAGAGAATAACGGGAACGGTTTCGGTTCTGGCGAAAATCAAAGTAACTTAGAAATTTCTCAGAATCACCCAATACTAACACCTGCATTACTATTTATATCAAAATTATTTAGTCAAGCTGAATTTAAGGTTGTAAATAAAGAAACAGGAAAGGAAGAAAAAAATCATTGGCTAATCAAACTTTTAAATAAGCCAAACCTATATCAAACTCAATCAGACTTTTTAGAAAGTTTACAGTTTATTCAAATTGCTCAAGGAAAAGCTGTTGGTTACTTAAAAAGACCAATAGGCTTTAGTGGTGCTGAGGATATAGATTCAATATACCTATTGGATTCTGATTTAATAGAATGGCCATTAAAATACAAGGACACTAATTTTCGTTCCCCAATGCTATCTGCAAGGGCTAAAGGTATCGCTGATAACGAAATTATAAAATACGATGAAAATGGTGAGAATCTTAAAATAAAAGTCAAGGACTTGATATTTTTCTATGACTTGCCTAATATGTTGCAAAAAAACTTCTATGACGTAAATTCTAGGTTAGACGGATTAAGACAAACCTTGATTAACACAAACGACTCTCTAATCGCTAAGAATATCATTTTAAAGACTAACGGAAAAGAATTGATAAGCGGGGGTAATAACGAACACTTTCCTCTTGCGGGTGACGATAAAGAGAAAGCCGAAAACTTACTTCAAAACAATTATGGTTTAGGATGGTTTAGAAAAAGAGGCATTGTAACAAAGGCAAGTATTAATTATCAGTCATTACATATTGCTTTAAGGGACTTAGGTCTTGATGAGTCAGTAAAAGTAGATGGTAACTTAATATATACCGCTTTACATATCCCTAAAGATATTATTTCTTTAGAGGCTAAAAAAACAACCTACAATAACTTCAAGGAGTCTATGGTTTCGTATATTCAAAACGAGATGCAGGCTAGTACAAATGCTTTTGCAGACGTTCTTAATCAGTTGATTGACGATAGTGATTATAAATTAGTAGGTAGCTACGAGCATTTACCTATAATGCAATTTATACTTATTGAAAGGTATGAGGGAATAAGTAAAAAAGCTAAAGCATTAAATGACTTGCTTATAACAGGTGTTCCTAAAGAGGTTGCTCTTGAAATGTGTGGATTTGATAAAGATTTACAATTAGAAGAGATTCAAGTAATATCAGCATCTCAAAACTCAAATATAGAAAACAATCAAACCCAAGAAGATGGAGAAGAACAAGCCGACTAAAGAGGAGTTATTAAAAATTATTGCTCTAAAGAAAAAAACACTTAATGATAATAAGGTAATTAACAAGTAAAAAAATGAAACTAGATATTCCAAATTACCAAACAAAAAAAGAGTTGTTTGATTTCTTAATACTAAATAAAGAAACACTTATTTCTCAGAAAAAAAGTGTGATTAAATTAGCTGACGGTATTGGCGGAAGTTCTGTTCATATTGAAGGTACAAAGTCAGCAAATAAATCAGAAAGTGTTTCTTCGGAGCCTATTAGTGAAATAAAAGTTAAGGCGGTTATAAATACTACCAACTTTTTAGATTCACACGGAGACGTTCATATACCAGGTATTTGGAACAAGTCTTTAAAGGAGAATAATAGGATAATGCATATACAAGAGCATCAATCAAGTTCTTTTGATAAGATTATAGCTAGTGGAGATGATTTAAAAGCTAGTGCTGAAACAATGACTTGGAAAGAGTTAGGGTATAATGCTATTGGAACAACTCAAGCTTTAGTTTTTGAATCTACGGTAAAAGAGTCTCGTAACAAATATATGTTCAACCAATATAAGCAAGGTTTTGTAAACAATCATTCAGTAGGAATGAGATACGTAAAAATGGAACTTGCCGTAAACGATGAGGACTACGAAAAAGAAAAAAACTTTTATGACAAATACATTTCTCAAGTAATAAACAAAGAAGATGCCGAGCAATTAGGTTATTTCTGGGTAGTTACTGAGGCAAAAGTAATTGAAGGTTCAGCGGTACCAATGGGAAGCAACCCAATTACTCCAACAACAAACATTAAGAATGAGCCGTCTCTAATTGATTTAATCAATAATACAGACACTCAAGAGAAAGCCGCAGATAGCACTTTCAGTATAATTGATGCGATTAATAAAAATAATTTTAATTTAAACTAAGTAAAATGAACAAAGAGGAATTTGACGCACTAATTTCAAAGATAGAGTCTTCTATCGGTGCTAGTATTGACACGAAACTAAAGGATGCTTTTAGAGAAGTAAACCCAGAAGTTTTAAAAGCAATTTCTAACAACTCGGCTGAGTTAAAGAAAACAGTAAAAAATTTAGAAGATTCTAACGTAGCTTTAATTGACGCACAAAAAAGTCAAGGAGCAGTTATTGAAGGATTAACTTCTAAATTAAACAACGCAAACGAAAACAAGAAAGTTTCTTTTAAAGACCAAGTAATTGGTTTACTTAAAGTAAATGAAGAAAAGTTAGTTGCGATGAAAAACGGAGATTCTAAGACGAATATTCGTATGACTATGAAGGCAGTTGGAAATATGACAATAGGTGGAAGCACTACGGGTCAATTACCACAAGCTGAACGTGAGTCGGGGATTACACGTATTGTAAGAAGAAATCCTTTTATTTTAGACTTAGTGAACGTTGGTTCAATTACTTCTAACTTATGGGAATGGGTTCAACAAGCTAACGCTGAAGGTGCACCAGGAATGACTGCAGAGGGTGCAGCTAAAGCTCAAATTGATTTTGAATTAGTACTTGCAAGTGCTGCAGTTCGTAAAGTTACCGCTTATATCAAGGTATCTAAAGAAATGTTAGATGATATTCCTTTAATGGAGTCTGAAATCAATCAAGAATTAGCTGAAAGAATCAATTTAACTATTGATGCTCAATTATTATCTGGAGACGGAACGGGTCAAAACTTGACAGGTATCTTAGCTAACGCTACTGCTTTTGCACCAGGTTCTTTTGCTACGGGTTCTGTTAATGAAGTTATTTCACCTATTAATGCTGATGTATTAAGAGTTGCTATTAACCAAATTTCTGTTTCTCTTTTCCAAGCTAACTATATCGTTATGCATCCTTCTGATGTTACCGCTATGGATTTAGATAAATCAATTGACGGACATTACGTATTGCCTCCTTTTTCAACTAGTGCGAATACTGTAATAAAAGGTATTCAAGTTATTGCAAATACAGGAGTTACTGAAGGAGACTATTTAGTAGGAGACTTTAGTAAAGCAGGTGTAAGATTCAGAGAAGGTTTAACTTTCGATGTAGGTTATGAGAATGATGATTTCACTAAGAATTTTGTAACTATCTTAGCAGAAGCTAGATTAGTTCAAAGAGTAAAATCTAATCACTATCCAGCATTTGTAAAAGGTGATTTTGCAGTAGACAAAGCAGCGATAGCAAAAGCATAATGGGTCACTTTAAAGACACTACCGTTGAAATAAAATTCAACGGTAGAACTGTGAGAGTTTCACAGGGAGTCAAAGACTCTTTAGAGAAAGCAGGTAAGCTTGATAACCAAAAAAAGAAAAAAGTAAAAACTGATAAGTAATGGCGCATTTGATTAATTCATCGTATTTTGAGAAAGGGGATTTATATATCCCAAACAATACTGATATAAATGTTGGTGAGGTTGGTTTAACTAATCAAACTGATTTGGATTTCTATATTGTAGAATATGAACGAGAATTATTAATCAACGCATTAGGTATTGTTTTATATACCGAGTTACAAGAAGCACTAATAGACCTACCTAATTCTAACCAAAAATGGATAGATTTAGTAGACGGTAAAACCTATGTAAATCCCTCTAACGTTACAAAACGTTGGGAGGGATTAAAGGGTGCTAACAAACAAAGTCTTGTAGCTTGTTACGTATATACTAAATATCTTAGAAATTACAATGAAACATTTGCAACTACGGGCGTAGTTCGAAACGACTCTAAAAACGCTACTAATTACGATGCTACACCAAAGTATATTAAAGCGTATAATAAGTTTTTAGGACAATATCAATCTGACTTATCTAGCAACCCAATAATTTATGTAAATAAATTTGGTAGCGAAGGTATTGATTGGTACGGCTCAGAAAAAGCAACGGTTTCATTACATCAATTTTTAACAGATTCCAATGAGTTAGATGCAACGTCTTTTCCAGATTTTACTTTTAAATTTTACGCAGAACAAAATTCATTTGGTATATGATTGTAGTTGAACATACTATACAAAAGATTGTAGATACTATTCCTTCTATTCAGATAAACTCAAGTTTAAATACTAAACCTAAATTTCACTGGGGAGACGAGGATGAGTTAAATAGATATGTGCAATTAATGAAAGATGGCTCTTATCCGTTAATATGGTTATTACCGTCTTCAGATAAATACGAAGGGTCTTTAGGACAAGACGTAGTTAAGGAATGTTCTTTTATAATAGCAACTAGAGAAACTAGAACGGATTTGTTTAACAATGAAAGATATAAAAAATCTTTTGATATTGTTTTACAACCATTGACGAAAAATCTAATTCACGGTCTTAGCGTATCAACTATTACAAGTAGAATTGGTGATGAATGGGAAATTATGAAACTTCCTAATTATTCAGCAGAAAGCGAAAAGAACGGTACTATTGATTTATGGGATGCAATAGCCCTTACGATTAACGTAAGGTTTAGTTCTAATTTAAAATGTTTAAAAGCAATAGATTATGGCAGTTAAGAAAAAAAAGAAGGTAGCGGTAGCTATTAGTCAATTTACATTTAGCGGAGAACTCTACAAAATAGGTGACTCTTTTAAAGGTAGCAAAATACAACAAGATTCATTAATAAATAAAAATTTAATAAAATGGCAGTAATTAATACAATAGCCTCAAAATCAGCAGGATGCGGAGGCTCATCAATAAACACAGGAGACTTAGGGTGTGATATTTCCTTTGGTCTAGTTATTCACGCACTTGGATTTAAAAAAGGAGTTAAGATTCCTGCAAGTACTGATATTACAATCGACTATATCAACGGGTTAGTTCAAAGCGGAGATATTATTCCTTTAATGGATGCTTTTTCTTCTGAACCTACAATGTCTGAAGATACGTTAGAAACTTCTCCATTAGGAGTTGAAGCTTTAACGCTTAAAGGTCTTCCTAAGTATTCTTTGACTATGAAAAAAGGTCAAAACTATTACAAGGAAATGGCTAAGTTAACAGGTTTTGGAAATATCAATTGGGTATTAGGAGACGTTAGCGGAAATTGGAAATACGCAGTAACTTCTGAAGGAGACTTTACGGGTTTTACAGCAGGTCAAACACTTGCATCTATAACAACCCCAGCTACCGCAACTGAAACTGAAAAGAAATCTTTTACGTTTCAATTAACGGATAGAAATCAAATTGATAATAGCTACGCAGTAATTGAGTCAGCTAATCTTTTCCCAATATCAGACGTATCTGGTATAAACGGAGTTGAGTTATCTTTTGCTGATGCAAACGGTGCGGTAGTACCCGCAAGTGGAGATACTACTTTAAAAGTTAAAGCGGTATTAAAAGCTGATAGAATCACATCAATTGAAGGTTTAGCTTCTGCTAACTTTAAATTCTCGGGTGGTTCAGTAACAGCTGTTGAGGATAGTGAAGGTTTCTATACTTTAACTATATCTAGTTTATCAGCAGGTTCTATTAACTTAGAGTTATATGACGCATCAGCTTCAGCTAACGCTATTATAGTTTCTGGAGAATTATATAGAAGTAACTTATTGAGCGCAGTTGTAGCTTAGTAAATAGATTTTAATTATAATGTAAAAACCCTTTCTCAATGCGAGGAAGGGTTTTTTTAATATAAAAAATATAAATATGAATGTTGTTCAGTACCAAAGAAGACTTAAATCATTTAACGTTGAATCTAATGTTAAAAAATCGGTTAAAGAAAGTTCTGAAGAAATAGTAAATTTAAACAAAGTAAATTTAAACAAAGGACTTAATAGTATAGATACAGTAGTAGGAAGATATTCATCTTTTACCGCAGGTTGGGCTAAAAAATTAAAACCAAATAAACCTAAAATATTCGGAAGTCTATATAATTTTGATTGGACAGGTTCTTTTATTAACGGAATTTTCATAACTTACGAAAATTATAAGATAAAATTTAGTAGTATAGGAATGGGTGGTGCTAAGAAAACAAGATTTATTAAAGAAAATAAATTATTAGGACTATCTAAGATTAAAGGAAAGATTATTAATGAAGTTATTTTAACCCCAATATTAAGAAGGTATTTTAAATCACATATAGATAAGTAATGAGTAAAACAAAAACATATTTAAGCTTTGAAGATATACCTGTTTACAATTTTTACAAAATATCTGAAGATTCTGATATGCGTTGGTTCGCTAAAGATTTTAGAGGTGATAGGGATATAAAGTTATCGGAAGAAGAGAATATTGAGTTAATTGAAAGGTATAAAGATATTTATGACGAAAGAATTAAATACACAAACGATACAAAGACACTTGAGTATTATAGAAAGTTAAATGATTTAAGTGACCTTGAAACTAAACTATTTAGACTAACCTCTGCGTTTGATGTTTTAATGGATATAAAATTAGAACACGATTTGTTTTCTGAGTACGTTATATACTTTAAAGAAGACGAAGGATATGTTTTTTCAAAAGAAATAATAAATAATGAATTACGGTCAGAGTACTTGCTATGGTTAAGTAAAAAGATAAAGGGATTCAAAACAAAGGTAGCCGTTAAGAGGGCTAATTACTCAGATGTGCTAAAACCTGCTGATATTAATTCTAAAAACGCTAATTTTGACATTGTAAAAGAAAAGATACTTTTGCAAGAATCTTTAGGTATTACAATAGATATTTACAAATGCCCATTAATAGAGTGGTGTGCAATGATAATGAGAGCACAAGAGAAATCAGAAGAATCTAAGAAACAATTAGATAAAATAAAAAGTAAAAGATAAGAATTATGGCAGGTCAAGTTGACGTTATTATATCCAAACAAGCGATAAAAGAAATTCAAATAGCTACTGCTCAACTCGAGCAACTAAGAATTAAAGTACTTCAAGTAAATAAAGCTAGTGCTAAATCTGGTGGTGTTGGTGTTTCTGACAACCAAGCCTTAACCTCTCAACTAGTAACTCTTAATAAGTTAGTTACCGCAAATAATAAATTATCAGTATCTGCTAATAAAAGGTTGACCGCTATTAAAAAAAATACTGCAGCAACTAATCAGAGTACATCGGCTAATAAAAAAAATGCAAAATCAGTAGGTAGTCTTTCAAACGGGGTAAAAGCTTTAGGAATAGCGTTTATATCAACAAGAATTGTTCAATTTATTAGTAATGTATTTAGTTTAGCAAAAACTTTTGATTCACTTAGATTTGCTTTAGAGAGAACATCTACAAATTTAGAAGAGGCAAGAATGAATACTAGCTTTATGCTAAATTTATCAAAAGACTTAGGTCTTTCTTTAATTGCAACTACTACTAGATTTATAAAGTTTGCCGCAGCTGCACGTAACTCGGGATTAGCTTTAAAAGATACTCAAAAAATATTTGGTACAATGGCAAAAGCGGGAGCCGTTCTTGGTTTACGTACTGATGAATTGTCTGGTGTATTTCTAGCTTTAGAACAAATGCTTTCTAAAGGTAAAGTAACTACTGAAGAATTAAGAAGACAGTTAGGTGAAAGGTTACCAGGTGCGTTTGGCATAATGGCAGCAAGTTTAGGGGTTACTCTTCCTAAGTTAGATGAAATGTTAAAAAAAGGAGAGTTACTTTCCGCTGATGTTTTACCAGGATTTGCTGATGCGGTAGAGGTTGCTTTTGGATTAGATACGGTTACTAAAGTAAATACCTTAGTAGCTGCACAAAATAGATTAACAACTTCTTGGCAAAATTTTGTTAAAAATTTAACAACAGAGGGAGGAACTGTTTCAAATGTATTTAAAGGTATTTTAAAGGAACTCCAATCAACTTTAGATTTTTACGCAAAAATAGTAAATAAGACGGCTTTTTTAGAGGAATTAAATTTAACTGCTGGTTTTGAAAAAGAAGGTAAAATACTTACCTTTAAGGCAAAGCAAAAGTTAGAGAGTTCAAGGAAAGAAGGAGAAAAACTTGCTGACTTAGAAACTAAAATATTAAAAGCTAAAGAAGCATTAGTAAGAAACTTATCAAACAAATCTCTTGAAGAAGATTTAAGATTAGCAGTTGCTGCTAAAATAGAGTATAATAAAGTTTTAGGTGATTTAGAACAAAAAGAAGCTGAGAAAAGATTTAACTCAGCTTATGCTCTTGTTTTAAAGCAAAAGAAAATACTTGAAGAAGCTAAAGGATTCTTAACAACTGCTGAATCAGCAAAGGTTAGTCCAGCGGGAAGCAGGGGAGATGTTGCAAGAAGAGTAGCAGATAACCAAAAAAATATTGCAAATAATATAGAAAGAGTAACTCAAGCTACTAATCAATTAAATCTAGCACAAGGTGCTTTAAACAAAACAAGGTTAATTGCTGGTAAGTCGACAAAAGCTCAATTAGACCCGAAAAAAGATAGTACAAAAAAATCTTTATCAGAAATAAGTGATTTAACCAATAAAGCAAATATAGCACAACTTCAAAAAGAAATTGCTTACAATGAAGAGAAAATAAAGATAGCTGAAAACGGTAGCAAAAAAATGTCAGAGTTGATTGAAAGAAATTCTCAAAAAGAACTACAAATAGCGGGTATTGTAGCTGACGACAAAATAGCTATTGCTAAAAAAGCATCAGAGAAATTAATAAAAGAAGCTGAGGAATTTGGTCTTAAAGGTGAGGACTTACGTAAAAGGTTAGATGAAATAGAGAAACAACGTGCCAATAAACAAAGTATAGCGGAAGAGGAAAAGCAAAAAACTATTTTAGCTATTAGACAAAAGTATTTAGGAATTAATGAAAAACAAGCTAAGGAAGGTTTTGAACTTAAAAAAATAGGTATTGAAGCAAGTACTGCTAATGAATTAACTAAGCTAAGAGAGGTTTATAACGAAGATTTAAAAACAACTAAAGACAAAAAATCTAGGAATAAAAAGTATTTACTAGATAAGAACAAGTTAGAGGTAGAGTCTTTTAATCTTGTTATTGATTTAAGGATTGAAGAAGCAAAAGCATTAGCACTTCTTAATGACGGTAACAACGAATACACTGAAGGCTTACAGGATAGGATAGATATTTTAGAGGGTAAGAAAAAAACCTCTAAAGTAGAAGGGGGTGAGACTAGTACAAAGGAACAAGAGCAGTTTGACTTAAATATGGAGTACTTGCAAAAGTACGCTGACGCAGTAGGTGATATAGCGGGTTCTATCTACGATGCTAAAATAGCACGTATAGATAATGAAATTGAAGCTGAAGCAAATAAGTACGCTGTTTTATTCGCTTTGGCTGAAGGGGATGCTGAAGGAACTAGATACCTTCAAATACAACAAGAAAGAGATAGGGAGATACTAGAAAAAAAGAAAAGAAAATTATTAAAAAAACAAGCAATCGCAGAAAAAGCAAACGCACTTATATCAATTGCTATTAATACGGCAATCGCAGTGTCTAAAACCCTTGCGGGTGCGGGTGTATTTGGAATACCCTTAGTTCCTGTGATTTACGGTTTAGGTGCTTTACAAGCCGCAGCTGTATTGGCTCAACCAATTCCCGAGTTTGCTGAGGGTGGTATTATGAATCACGATGGACCAGCTTTGGTTGGAGACGGAGGTAAGCACGAGGTTATTAGGACTCCAGACGGGAAAGTATCTTTAACACCTAATACTGATACCGTTATGAATTTACCAAAAGGTACCGAGATATTTTCTTCTGTTCAGAAGTTTAACCAAGATAATCCTACTGATATGAGTAATATGTTACACTCGGCTAGTCTTTTGGCTAGTATTAGTTTGAATCAAAAAAACGTAGAAGGAATGATGATAGGTCAAAGAGAATTAGATGAAAGATTATTAGATGCAATGTTATTGAATACAAAAGCGGTTAAGAACTCTAAATCTAATACCTTTGTTAAAACACAGAAAATTGATATTGCACACGAGCTTTGGAAATCTAAACTTTTAAATTAATGAGTAATATATATCCGATATATACCGATAGAACAAGATACAAGTTAAATCACAACCCTACGGGTCAACAGACGGTTCAAGAGCCAAAGGGTTTTAGGGATGATGATAACGAGTATGTTAGGGATAAGTCTTTTCACGGAATATTCCCTCAAATGACAAACAACCTTACGTTTTATAACGACGGAGGTTACTTTATTGAAAACATTTATTCTCAATACGGAATTAACGCAGAGATTATTTTAACAAAAGAAGAGAGAAACCCTAAAACAGATGTTTGGGAACAATCTTATACGGGGTTCTTGGATTTATCAACTTATAGTAAAGAGAACGAAGGTGTTTCTATTAAATTTGTAAGTAGCGGTCTTTTAAGGGTTATTAAAGCGAGGCAAAATGAAAAAATAGAATTGGATAGGTTAGATACTTTAAACGGTGATACAATCCCTTATTTAGAGCCTAGCGAGGTTGCTCTAGACGGTAGAGATATTCTTTTAAAATCTTTACTAGAAACTCAAGAAATAGATAGTAGTACGGATAATTTTAGTATGCGTTTTCAAACTAAGAACTCTAGAACAGCTAGTCTAGCGGTTCCTATGGCTGAAATATATTCATCTGACGTAAAAATATTTGCACCTAATGAATTTAGCTTTACCTCAACACCAGATATAGGTAGGGTAGAGAGTTTGTTTTACTTACCTAACGATAGAGATAAAATTCTTAATATAAATATTAAATGTGGATTTGATATAGTACAACCTAGTTCTATCGATATTTCAGATATATCTTCAGATGCTAATTTAAGATTATATCTTGTTATTTTTGAAAACGGTGAGTCTTACAACGTTAAAGATAGAATACCTTTATCTGGTAATATTATTTATAGAAACGGTTTAAGATTAACAAGGGTTGATGCATCTTACGTGAACTCTAGCTTTGAATTACTAACGGGAGAAAGCTTGTCTTTACAATGGTACGGAGGTGCTTCTTCTTGGGGTAGTTTTGTAGGGCCAGTTGGTATATCTTACGGATATATAAGACCTAGATTTGATAATATAATATCATCAATAAATATAATAGAAGACAGTGAGTTTGACGGCACTAAAAGTAAGGTTCATTTTCCTTTTGAAGTAGCTAGTAGGTTCCTTAAACTTTTTACAAATCAAGACGATATATTAGTTAGTAATGTGTTAGGTAAAACAGAGAACGGCTATTCAGAAGACGGAGAAGCATCTTTAATTGCTATGGCTCACGGTTTTTGGATTAGAGGATTTAGTAAAGACGATGATGTTGAAATAAATGAAGAAAATAGATACAAGTCTATGACTACAAATTTCAAGGAGTTTTACGAGTCTTATTTTGATGTTTGGAGTCTTGGTGCGGGTATAGAAAAAGTTGGTTTTAAGGAAATATTTAGAATTGAAAAACTAGATTACTTTTACAACAAGAATGTTTTAATAAGGTTAGGCAAAGTAGTTGACGGTAGGTTTGAGTACGTTCAAGTAAGTAATGTAAAAAGAAGCTTAAATAAAGATGAATTTATTTCGGGTATAGAGATAGGTTACGATAAAGGCGGTGACTATGAAGAAGCTGTTGGTCTTGACGAATATAATACAAAAACAACATTTACTACGGTTATAGATAAAATAGAGCAAAAGTACAAAGCTACCTCAAAGTATAGAGCAGATTCTTACGGTGCTGAATTTGCTAGAAGAAAATCTTATTTTAGATTTCCTACCGAAGATACTAAGTACGATAACTCTATATGGTTGTTTGATTTAATCAGAAATCCTTTATCAGTTATTTTTAAACAAAGGCTTTGGCAGGATGATTTTTCAGAAGAGCCTACGGGAGTCTTTAGTCCCGATACTGCTCAAAACCTAAGACTATCACCTTTTAATATTTTGTTAAGGCACGGATGGAGAATAGGTTCGGGACTTGTTAAGTACCCTTTAAATTTCATAAGATACGGTAGTTCTATCGCAAACAGCTCATTAACAACTAAGTTAAAGTTGGCTGATTACCCTCAATACGGAGGTGTTGCTTACTCTGAAAATGGTAATATACTTAACAAAGACCTTGAACAAGCAAGGACTGATGGTGAGGTAATAGAGTTTGATTATTATGTTGACTACGATTTATTACAAAAAGTTCAAGGAAAAACCGTAATTTTGGGAAAAGAAATTCAAAATTTTTATGGTCTAATATCTTTTAAGAATGAGAACGGGGATATTGAAGAGGGTTATTTAGATAAGCTTTCACCTAACGGAGTTGGTAAATGGACTATAAAAAGATTTAATAATTAAGATATGCCAAGCATTATAAAAATAAGAATAACTCAACAACCAGTTCAAGATAACTCATTAGTTCTTCATAGCACTTTTGGTATCGTAGAGGTTTTTAAATATATTAGAACATCTTCAAGGCAATCGGTAATAGGTAATATCAACCCTAATGAAACATTATCAAATTTAGAAATTGCTTTTAATACTGATTTTAATAATTCTGGAGTTTTTACAACCTCTATAAATACAGTAGTACCACCTGGTTATCTTTGGAGGGAATTAAGTATAGAGCATCCAGATGAAAACTACTTCACTAGTTCAACTTTTAGTCAAAACGGTACTGCTTTTACAGTAGCTTTTGAAAACACGCCAAGCGAACAAGCCTTAGCGATAGATAACATTACGTTTTTACCTGTTTCGAATCTAGTTTCACGATTTATAGCTAGAGCTGAAGAAGAGGGAGCGACTATCGAAACTTCTGACTGTTTCTTTGCTGAATTTCCAAATACGGTAACATCTTGTAGGTATGTAAATATTTCAGTAACTACAAGTGAGCAAGTAGATAGTTACGTATTAGGTACCGACAATACTCCTGTCAATGTATCAACAAATCCTTTTTATATTGATGAAGTTCTTAGAGATACAACATTTAAGCTTTTTGTAACCGACTCTTCAAGTAATGAGGCATCCGTTAAGTTTAGGACACCAGATACATTAATTAGTGAAAACGTGACCTCTACTTACGTTAACTCCCCGTCAGGTGCTACTATAACTATTGCTGTATCTAATTCTGACCTTCTAGTATTAAGCTATTCGTTAGACGGAACTAATTTTCAAGTAAGTAATGTTTTTTCGGGAATATTACAAGGTGATTATAATATATATATAGAAGACCAATTAGATTGTTCAGTTGATACCACTATAACAATTCCTTCTTTTGAAGAAGGCGGTGTTGGAGAAAGATTCCCTTACTCAGACTTGCCTAGTAAATCTAACTCTATTAGGTTTGCAAAATATCTTGATTGGGGTAATTGCTCAAATTACAAAAATGATGAAAACACTTTAAGTTGGCAACTTCCTTTTACTGAAAATGCTTGTGAATATAATCAACTATTCCAAGACTGTGATATAATAACAACTCAAATAAAATCTAATTATAATAATATAGTTGTTACCGTTATTGATGAAAATGAAGTAGAAACCAATATCAGTGTTACTCAAAAGTCAAACTATATAAACCTTAAAGATAGTAGAGATGCTAGGGTTTATAATTTAGCAAACTTAGGTGTTCAGACGGGTATGTATTTTACTAGCGGTTCAACTTATGATTATTATACGGGAGATGTTACGGGTAGTTATTCTTTAAACGGTAATCTACCTGCTTGGGGAGTTATCGGTAACTATGTATTCTATGATAGTGCTTGGTTTCAAATATCTAATATAATATATGACGACTCAAAATCAGCTTACGTATTAGTTTTAGATATAAATTACATAGGTGCTGAACAATCTTTAAGAGTAAATAGTCTGTATAATTTAGAGGATTATGATATCTATGAGTTTAATATAGATATGTCTGACTTTACTAATAAAAAAATACAAGTAAATATAACTCAAACAGATGATAACGCATCTTTTCCTACTGAAGTCTATTTAAGTGAGGTTTTAGATATTGCTGAAACTCAAGAAGGAACACTAAGTATTGAGTATTATAACGATAACAATACTGATATATTTTATGCAACAGGTATTAAAAACAAGGTAAGAATACCGATAGAATACTTTGCTGGGGGGTATAGTGATAATGTAGAGTCTGAAAGAACTGACTCTAATACTTATCTAATAAACTCAGAGGGTTATGAAAATGATTTAATAGCATTTAAATTAATGCCTAAGCAAATTATGAGAAAAGTTATTCAAGCTTTGTCACATAAATTTGTATTTTTAAATGAAGTACAATATGTTAAAGAAGAATCACCAGAGATAACACCTTTAATAGGTTCTAATCTATATAGAGTAAACGCTCAAATGACTAAATCTAACGCTGTTTATACCGCACAAGGTAAAAACGAAACCTTCTCATTAGGTGCTTTTGAAGTTCCTAGTTTACTTGAAATAGAGACTGAAGGTTATTTAAAAATTAAAAACTAAAAACTATGAGTTTAGAGCAATCAGTTGCAGAAAATACAAATTGGATTAATTCAGTAATTGCTAAAAGTAAATTAACTAGTGAGTTGGTAGAGTTAGCTGAAATAATTAATCCAAACGAACACGTAACGATACAGGAAGGTATAAATAACGCTAAGTTTGTTAGTATAACTAAGCTAAGGGGTTTCAAGGGGTCTTGGAACGCTCAAACAAATACACCTACTTTAGTTGACGGAACAGGCGTATCGGGAGACGTTTACTCAGTAAGCGTTGCTTTTGTTAGAGACTTAGGAGATGGTCAAGTTACTTTTTCTGTTGATGACTTAATATATTACAACGGTTTAAAGTGGATTAACTTAACGGGTAGTTCAAATTACTCTGATTTCGCATCATATACGGGAACAACTGCGGGAGGAGATTTAGTATTAACTCTAGGCGATTATACTACAAACCCAAATGCTGTAAAAATTATTATTGATATAGCTAACGTACTAACAACTATTGACTCTGCTTTATCGGTATTAGGAGATACTGTGTTAGGTGTTTTAGACGTTTCTGGAATTGCTTCCTTTGGAGTTGATTCTAATTTTTACGGAGATATTAAAGCTAGGGAAGGTTTTAAGGTTTATAATAATAACACTTGGATTGGAACAATAGAAGAGGGTTTTGGAGCAAATCTTAATAATTTAGTTTACATTAGTAGCGGGGGTAATCATAATTTCCTAGACGACAACGGTGACTACTCATCTATTAGAGTCAATAGACTTGAAGTTAGAAATGAAGATGTTGGATTAACTACGCTTAGTAGAAACGGAACCGTATCGGGTGACGTATCTATTAAATTACCCGATACTCCTGGAACACTTGCTTTGACTAGTGATATACCCACTTACACTGGACTATCAATTGATTCAAATGGCTCATGGACACAAACAGAAACTTTAAATACATCTTATGATTCATTTATATCTTTAACTAATTACGATTCTCTCGGGGCAGGATTATTTAACCTTTCAATTAATGGAGGTAGTGATTTTGGAGGAACATCAACTATATCTCTAGATACAGAAGAAGGATATGTTCTATCAGCTACTGATGCTAGATTTGATTTAAGTAATGAATCTTTTATAGTGAATATAGGTACTGGAAATTCTCATACTATGGGAACTTCAGGATGGACTTTTAGTACAAGTACAAAAGCAATAAGTGCAACAGTAGACGAAGGGTTTAATTTTGGAGGAGATGCCACTCTGAGTGGATTAGAAGAAACTTCATTAAGGATTGGAAATGCAACTTTTGCTAACACTATTTCAGCAACTAATGTAACGGCAACTAGAGCAATTGAATTACCAGATGCATCTGGAACACTTGCTTTGTCTGATGGCCCCAAATATATAATTCCTTTTCAATTAACGGTAGAAGACGGGGATAACGTGAACTTGAGCGATAGTGCTTATAATACCGCTTATATGATTGAGTTAAGTTGGGTTGGAGGAACAGGTGCGATGGATATAAATTTACCTCTTGCTTCTTCTAGCGTCAATAGAACCTTTAGATTTATATCTAATTCGGGTTTTACTCAAGGAGGAGGTAAAAGTGCAACTATTAATCCATCGGGAACAGATACCTTAGATGGTTCTACTAGTGGTTTTGAAATAAATAGACCTTACGAAGGGGTGAAAATTTGGTCTAACGGAACAGAATGGTTTGTAATACAGCAAAAAGTATAAATCAATAATAACAACTTTAAGAAATCAAGTAAATGATTTTTACTATATTTGTAATAAAATAAATAAATAAATAAATAAAAATGGGACAATATTTTAATCAACCAGATTTTGGAACAAAAGCCATTTCTGTAGTAATTGGTACAACTGATGTATCTAAAAGTGCTTTGTACGTAGGTAACGGAGGTAGTATAGAAGTATTTTTAGTTGATTCAACAAGTGCTTCAGTAGTTTTTAAAAATATTCCAGACGGTAGTTTTTTGCCTTGTATCGTATCTTCGATAGTAGTGGGTTCAAATACAACTGTGACGGATTTAGTAGCAATAAAATAATATGAGATTAGGTTTAGGTATTAGAGTTAGTTGGTCATCTTTAGTAAGAAGTGCGGTACCCTCTTTAATAAAAACACTACAAGCAAGGGCAACGTATTCAGAAAATATAACTTGTACAACTGCAACATTAACCGCTTTAGAAAACATAGAATAGAATGGCAAATTTATTAGAAAAAGCATCGATACTACTTACACCTACCGCTTATGATAACGGTAGAATGTTAGCTATTAAACCTGATGAAAATTTATACGGAGCTGAATTAGTTACAAACGGAGATTTTGCGACTGATACGGATTGGGGTAAAATTAATTCAACTATTAGTGGTGGTGTAGGTGGTTTAGACGGAACAGGAGTAACTTCATTGATGTGGCAAGACATACTAACTAATGGTAAAAAATATGAAGCGACTTTTACTATTTCAAATTACAACAGTTTAGGTAATTCCTCTGTTATTGATAACGGTGGTCTATCTTTGTATACAATAAATTCAAACGGTACTTTTACTTTTACGTTTACACATACAACAGCAAATGGTAACTTTTTATTTAGAGCAATAAGTGGTGCAATATTCTCAATCGACAACGTTTCAGTCAAAGAAGATTTATCGGGAGATTTCACTTTCTCACGTAATTCAGCAGCTACGAGGGTTAACGCACAAGGTTTAGTTGAGAACGTACAAATACTTTCAAGTGATTTAGTATCAAATGGAGACTTTTCACAAGAGGGTACGGAAGAGATTTCTAATGGTTCTTTTAGTCAAGAGGGAGTTGAGGGAATTACAAACGGAGATTTTGCTACTGATAGTGATTGGAGTAAAGGTGCAGGTTGGAGTATTAGTGGTGGTACTGCAAACGCTATAAATCAAGCATCTTCATCAAACTTTTCCCAAGATAATGTGGTGGAATCAGGTAAAATATATGTAGTTACATTTACCATATCTAACTACATTGAGGGAAGCGCACAACCTTTAGTTGGAGGTATGACAAATACAGGTGATGGTACTGCAAGAAGCGGTAACGGAACTTATACGGAATATGTAGAATCAGACGGAACAAGATTTTATATAAGAGGAATTTCTTTCACAGGCTCAATAGACAACATATCAGTTAAAGAAGTCGGTCAAGATTGGGCATTTACAAATTGGTCTTTAACTACTGATAATGCTTTGTTAGCAGATACAAGTGGATATGTTTATCAAACTAATGTTTTTGAAGTGGGTAAATCTTATAAAGTGTCTGTAAATGTAAAAGATTATACATCGGGTAATTTAAGAATTGATAGTAATGGTTCTAATAATTGGACTCCAAGCGGTAGTAATAGTGTCGCAACTATTTATATTTCTAATTTAGATAGAACATATTTATTATTAGAGGGTACTTTTAGAGGCTCAATAACAAACATCTCGGTTAAAGAAGTTGGGCAAGATTGGACATTGGGAACGGGTTGGAGTATTGGAGAGGATAAGGCGGCTGCAGTTTCTGGTGTAGGAGCGAGTATGGCTTCATCAATTCAGAATACAAGTATAGGTAGAAAATTTAAATTTACTTTTCAAGCAGTTGTTGATTCTGGTGTTGCAAACGCTCAATTATATGGAGTAACAATACCTGTTTTTTCTACTTCTGGTTTTAAAGAATATATTATTACATCTACTTCAGTTTCTGGGATTAGTTTTTATAAAGCTGCTGACTTTAGCGGTTCAATAACAAACATATCAGTAATAGAAATAACAGACGATACTAACCTACCAAGAATCAACTACGAGGGGTTTAGTTACCAAGATGCTTTAGGAAGTGAGGAAATTGTAAATGGCGATTTTAGTAATGGGAGTACGGATTGGAATTTAGGTACGGGTTGGAGTGTTGTTGATAGCAAACTTTATTCTGATAATACACAGACAAGTTTTGAAAGTGCAAGGCAAACAAATGTAACAGAAATAGGAAAAGAATATAGGTTAAAATTTAGTTTAAATTTAGATAGCGGTGTTTTGCAAGTTAAAGGCAGTAACGTATATGGAACATACTATCCAACAGACAATGGGGAGATAACACTATTTTTTACAGCTGATAATACAGCTTTTAGATTTACAAATTTTCCAAACAATACACTCGGCTCAATAGACAACGTATCTATAAAAGAGTATTTAGGTCAAGAAGTAGTTCCCGATAGTGGATGCGGAAGTTGGTTAATGGAAGGGCAGTCTACGAATTTAGTACCTTATTCGAGTGATTTTAGCAACTCGATTTGGGTGAATCAAAATTTGACAATAAATAGTAATGTTGCGATTTCTCCTGATGGAACTTTAAATGCAAGTAAAATAATACCAACAACATCAAATACAAATCATTTACTTCAAAATAGCAGTAGCACTTCAAACGCAACAAATATAACGTCTATTTTTGTTAAAGCAGACGGTTACAATTATATTCAGATTGGTAGTTGGGCAAATGGACAAAATTATATAAATTTTGATTTACAAAATGGAACTGTTACTAAATTAGGCTCTACTCCTCCAACAATCTACGGAATAGAAAGTGTAGGTAATGGTTGGTATAGAATTTGGGCAAATATACAAGCAAGTGGTGGTGGTACTATTGGTATACATTTAATATCTAATGCAGATGGAAATTGGAACGAAACATTTGTAGGTGATGGTATAAACGGGGTGTTGCTTTTTGGAACAATGATAGAAGTAGGTTCTTTTCCAACATCTTACATCCCAACACAAGGAGCAATTTCCACAAGGTTAGCTGATATAGCGAGCAATAGCGGAAATGCAAGTTTGATAAATTCAGAAGAGGGGGTATTGTATGCAGAGATTAGTACTCTTAATGGGGATAGTGGTAGTAATAGAACTATTTCTTTAAGCGATAGCACTAACGGAAATCAAATAAGATTCTATTTCCCTATAAATATTGAAGGTGCAATAATTTCGAGAGTTGATGTTGGTGGGTCTACTATTTATGTTTTCCAGTACTCAATTACAACCTCAGAAAACCCTATAAAAATAGCTTTTCGTTATAGTTCAAATGGTATGGATTTTTATGTAAATGGCTCTTTGGTGTCGTCTTCATCATTAGTTCCAAGTTTTACAAATAACTTGAATAGCTTACAGTTTAGAAGAGGAGATGGCTCGGCGGGTGCAGATTTCTACGGTAAAACAAAAGGACTTGCAGTTTTCAAAACCGCTTTAACAGACGAACAATTAACGCTTTTAACAACAATATAATGAAGATTTACAAAACAGTATTTGATACAGAAGCACAAGGCAAACAAG